GTGGAGTTCTTTCAGGCACTAGGTGTAAACACTAAAGTAGTAGAGAAAGGAAAGACTAAAGACACCATTGAAGCTAATCATCTAGTAAAATACAGCTCAAAATACCCCATTATTGAGCTTTATTTAAAGTTTAAAGGAGCTCAAAAAGACATAGGTACTTACGGACAGAACTGGATAGACCAAATTAATCCAGTAAGCGGAAGAATCCACACACAGTTTAAGCAGTTGATGAACACAGGACGCTTATCTAGTGGGGGTAAATCAGGAGACGTAAAAAACTTTAACTTTCAGAACATTCCCTCAGACCAAGAAACTAGATCTTGTTTTGTAGCATCAGAAGGAAACACTCTAGTAGGTTGTGACTATACAGGTCAAGAACAAATTGTATTAGTTAACAAGTGTCTAGATAAAAACCTCTTAGAATTCTATGATAATGACTTGGGTGATATGCACAGCTTTATTGCGAGCAAGATGTATCCTGAGTTAGATGGTATGGATCTTAATGACATCAAAAAGAAACACAAGGATAAGCGTCAATCAGCTAAGGTTGCAGGCTTTGCTATCAACTACGGTGGCTCAGGTATTGGTATTGCAGATCAATTAGGACTAAATGTAGAACAAGGTCAGTCTATCTATGATGCATACTTTAGAGCCTTCCCAGGATTAGCAGCTTATTTTACTGAAGCAAAAAAGTTTGGTGTAGAGAATGGCTATGTTCTTATCTCACCCGTAACAGGTAAGAAGTCTTACGTAGATTACTACGATGAGTTTTCTAAACTTAAGAACGAGATGAACAAAGATTTCTGGGACAGGTACAAGCAGATGAAGAATGCAAACACACCTACGGCTAGAGAAATGAAAGAAAAGGTAAGTCAATTCTTTAGAAAACGTGGAGACATTGAACGCATGTCTTTGAACTATCCTATCCAAGGTGAATCAGCAGAGATTACTAAATTAGCTTGTGTGTATTTTTGGACTAAGTATTTAGTACCTAATAATTTATTGTTTAAAGTATTGATAGTCAATATAATACACGATGAGATATTAATAGAAACACCTGAGGAAATTGCGCAACAGGCTGCTGCACAATTAGAAAAAGCAATGGTAGATGCAGGTGCTAAGTTTTGTAAGAGAGTTCCTCTCAAAGCAGATCCTTGTATTGCACCGTATTGGAAGAAGTAAGATGACAGAGGAACAGATAAAAGAAGTAAGAAGAACTTATCTTCTTGCTAGAGCAGTTAACACACAGTATCAGTTTATCCGTGAGTTTGTTAATGACGATTTACGGAAAGCAATTAACGAAGCAAAAGCAAAAAATGCTTACTTTATTAAAATTTTAGACGGATATTTGCAGAAGAGAAACGTAAGTAACCAGATAGAAGAAGACGAAGAGTTAGCATTTTTGCTTTTGGAAGAAATAGAAAAGAGAACTAATGATAAATAGAGTTTACATACCTGCAACTCTCTCCCTTAATATAGATGGTAACGTTTATCTTAAAGGAGATAAAGAGTTAATGCAATCATACTTTAAAGAACTTATGAAACAAGATCCGAGTATAGATGTAGAAGTTTGTATTACTAGAATAGATTCTAAGAAAACAAACCCTCAGTTAGCTTATTTCTATAGTACCCTAGTACCTATAGTAAAAGCAGGCTTTGAGTCGCTTACAGGGGAAGTATATAGCAAAGAGGACGTAGTAACATTCCTTAAAGACAAGTACTTCTACGAAGAGACTATGTTCCAAGGACAGTTTATTAAAACTCCCCTTTCTTTATCTAACGGTAAGAAAGACGAAGTACATAAGTTTATACAAGATGTGATTGTATTTGCAAGAGAAATCCTGGGAGTGGAAGTACCAGAACTAGACTAAAAATTATGTTATATATTATAGAACCCCGCACAGAATCAGACAAAGTGGAAGCTGTTGGCTCCCCTGATGTCGCACACTCCTACGCTTATGGAGAAAACATGGTCACTTACTATGGAGATGAGTACAGTCAAACTATTCAATTAGGAACTATAGTAAACTGTAATGAAGTAATGTCTATTGTAACTAATGTTCTTCCTATGAAATTTGGAAGAGTTATTCTTACAGTAGTTCCTGCTTATCCTATTTCTAAAACTACTACAGGTGCTTTAAAACGTTAACTATGACTGAACAAGCACTACGCTACAACAAAGGAAAGAGACAATGGTCTTTAGTAGATTTTAAGTCTCTAGAGCCTATGGTTGAAGTCCTTGAATTTGGCGCAGAGAAATACGCTAAGGATAATTGGAAGAAAGGAATGCCAGCTAGCGAAGTATTAGAGAGTATGTTGAGACATACTTTTAGTTTGTTATCAGGAGAGTCTCACGACAAAGAATCTCTTATCCATCATATAGGACACATACAATGTAATGCTATGTTTATTGCCTATATCTTAAGGGAGAAGCCTGAGTTTAATGATTTGACCCATGAAGATCCAGGTAAGTAACTTTTCTAAACTAACCAAAGGCCAAAGGAATTATCCTTATTGGTTCTTCTATCCTTTACCCATATTAACTTTTAGTCGCACTAACTCTAGAGAGAGGTTTAGTATTCATTTAGGGTTCTTATGGTTTACACTAACTATTAAATTTACGAAGCAATGATTTTAGACGAGGATTATTTATCCAACACAGCACAGAGCCAGAGTAGGCTAAAGAAAATACTTTTACACCCTAACCTTTATATTAACTACGATCCTAACTCTGACATGGATGAACCAGCAGAAGTAACAGTTATAGGTGATGGAGTAGATTTATTATTAACTCAAGGAGAAGATGTATTCATGGAGCAATTCTATTTCACTACTGTAGAAAGACCTACAGGACAGATGGGAGACTTCGTATGGCATCTATTTGCTAATCGTAATGATACTATGGCAGAGAACATAGCCTACGAATTAGCAGGATTTAAGCGTGATACTCTCCCTAAAGTAAGAGAGAGATTCGAGAAAGAGGGTAAAGCCTATTACGATGATTTGATTGCTGGTGAAGGAAAGAAAGTAGTAAGTCCTATTCAGTATGCAACTATTCAGAACGTAGCCAACACTCTTAAGATGAGTCCCTTTACTTCTAAGTACGTAGTAGGTAATTCACAGTTTAAAGTATTTACCCAACAGTCTCTTCAGTTTGAATACGAAGGAATTGCTTGTAAGGGTCTTTTGGATTTAGTGGTAGTTGACACAGTGAACAACATCCTATATCCTATTGACCTTAAGACAACCACAACTTCTTTAAACTACTGGATAGAGATGTTGCTTAAGCACAGGTATGATTTCCAAGCAGCCTTCTACACAGAAGCTCTTAAGCAAACAGACCTAAGTATCTACGGAGAGAACTTGACTATACATAACTTTAGATTTATCGTAGAAAGTCAGAAGTATCCAGGTAGTCCTTTGATCTATGAGATGTCAGACAAGCTAATGGATTTAGGAAAGATGGGAGGCACTTACTTAGGTAAGGAGTATGAAGGGTTCCACCAAGCAATTCAACGCTTAAAATGGCACTCAGAAAACGATATGTGGGCATATACAATGGAGGACTACTGGAATGACGGACTTAGAATTGTGTAAAGTGTACTCAGATACTACAAACAATACCACAAAATTCCTTAGCCCCATGATATTTACATCAGGGGCTAATGCTGCTCGTTTACTTGCTAACTTTGGGTTAGTTAATGTTTACATAGATGATTACGGGTATAAAAGTAAGTACACTAACTGTTTGTTCTTTCTGTTTAAGCCTACAGACAAAGATGCTTTTGAGATGTTTGAAACTAAAATTACAGGATTTGACTCTTTCTACGACTATTATGAAGTAGATGACATGGTTATGTATGTCTTTAGACCTAGTTCTTTATATCATAGAGACATTGAATTGTTTAAGCAAGGTAGGTTTAATGACATGTCCAAAGATTATAAATCTCTTTTACATCGTGATATAAATTTTAAAGACGTAGTTGTAGATATTCCAAAAGAAATCTTTAGATTTGAACTAAGTTTAAGATAGTTTTGGAATTTGTAAAAGATCAATATGACCGATATGACGCTCTAGGAAGGAAACTTACTTGTTCCTTCTTAGAAAGTCATGGTTATACAATTGAGCCTAAGGAAAAAGAAGATTACGACATAGACATTATAGCCTACAAAGACGGTAAAAGATACTTCTTTGAAGTGGAAATGAAGAATACCGCTTTTACTGACATGAATAGTTTTCCATATTCTACTGTTTCTTTTCTAGATAGAAAGAAAAAATTTAGTAAAGATCATTTGTTCTTTTATATAATTATAAGTAGTAAAACATATGCAGCTCTAATTGTAAGATCTGATAAGATTTTTAAAAAAGAGTACTTAGAGAGGTTATATATTAATACGAGAGAAAGGTCTGGAGAAGATTATTTCTATAGAATACCAAAAGAACTTTGTAGATTTGTACCACCTGAACAATTTATAAAAAACCAAGATGTATAAAATACCTATCATATACAACATGCCTAAGACTGATAAGTCTGAACTTTACTTAGATTTAGCTGTAAGAATCGCTCAAGAATCTTACTGTGAGAGACTACAGGTAGGATCTTTAATCGTAAAGAACGGAAACATTATCTCCTTTGGGTATAATGGAACTCCTTCAGGGTTTCCAAATGTATGTGAAGAGAATGATACAACCTTTGAATACGTACTCCACTCAGAATCCAATGCAATTACTAAAGCATGCAAGAGTCCTATTAGTACAGAAGGAGCCGTTATGTACTGTACTCATGCATGCTGTGTGCATTGTGCTAAGTTGATTATTCAAAGTGGAATCACTACATTTGTATATCTAGAAGATTATAGAGATAGAACAGGATTAGAACTATTAATAGCAGCAGGTCTAGATGTAATCAAAGCAAAAACAAATTAAAACAATATGGCAATCACAGTAAAAGGACACAGAGTATTACTCAATCGTCCTAAGAGAGAAGAAAGACTCATTCAGCTTACACCAGAGATGGAAGAAGAGTTTAACATGAAAGAGTTAGCTAACCTTAAGCGTTTAGAAGTATACGCTCTCGGAGAAGAAGTAACCAACGTAAAAGTAGGAGACTTCGTTTATGTAAACATCATGTACCTTCAATCAGCAGAGTTAGTTGAAGTAGAAGGAGAAGAAAAGATCATGGTAAGTGATCGAGACATTGCTATCGTTTGGTAATTTAACTAATTAAAAAGACAAATATGTTATTCTATTACACAGAAAAAGAAAAAGTAGAGAACGGTGAAGAGATGGAATTGATCATCAAGAAAGGTTTCTCTTTTAACATCCACAAGGTTCTTATGACTTACCCTACAGAGAATGGTTTAGCCGTTGTCTTAGAAGGTAATGCTGATAAACTTAACCCTGTAGACTATCAATACAAAATTGATCCTGCAACTAAGCAAAAAGTTCCAGTAAAAATCACTAAATTTGAAATCACAAGTGAGCCAATCGTAGTAGAGCTAAAAGTAAAAGAAGAAGTTCTTGCTTTTTTAGCTGCTACAGGAGGACCACAAGCGATGTAATCATAGTTTTAGTTTATTTAGTTTTAGTTTTTAGTTATTTAGTTTACCAACCAAAAGAAAAGGGGCTCTTAATAGGGCCCCTTTTTTTATAATCTTATTACTCTTGGATGTTCTATCCCGTTTGCTATGACGACATCTAATCCTAGTATACTTTCTATTACAACATCGTCTTCTTCTTCTACTCCCATTTCTTTTAATAGATCTTCAAACTGATCTTCTGTAAGCAGTACCACATTAGGTCTTACTGCTAACCCATCCTTCTCTGAGTCTAAATAGAACTGATTTATAAGTTTATCTATATCTGCTAGCTTAATCATCTTAATTTTATTTAAAGCGAATATAAAACGAATATATTAAATCCGTATCTTTTTCTACTAAATCAAATGAAACTCCTGGATAACCAGGACCAAAGTTATTCATTACCCACTTAGAAGAGCCGTACATAGATAATACATTCCTATATCTAAACTTGTAAACTTGCTGCATGCTCTCTGTATGTAGGTCACCTTTTACTATCGAGATGTTTTTATTCTCTCCTAAATTGTGGTGATCTATATACTTGTTAAGGAAATTTTCTGCTTTCTCGGTTAAGAAAAGGGGAAGACCATGCTTAAGATCCTCAGAGTCTTTTCCATGAGTAAAAATAAATGTATGTTTTCCATAGTCAAAATGTTCTAAGAACTTCTCCATTATCGTTACTTTGATAAAAGGATAAGCCGTATTTAAATAAAGAGTTAGTGCTTGGTTAGTTATGTAGCCAAAAGAACCTGAGTGGTTATCTTCTGTCTGCATAATAGCATGAATGTTATTAGCTAAGTTTTTCTCTACTAACAGATCAAAGAATCGCTTATGAGCATAAAGATAAGTCATAAAAGACTCTTTGTTATTCATATTCTGTGGAAGTGCATGTCCTCCTCTAGTAGTATGACCACTCCAACCATCTAATGAATCTCCTAAGTCACAAATAAAAAGATCTTCTAACCTTCCATAGGTCTTTACTTGCTTCTCTATCTCTTCTAATACTCTCATCATACGTACTTCGAAGACATCTTCATTGTACTGGTTGTTGAAAATAGAGTTAGGATGAGTAAGAGCACCTACGTGTTTGTCACTCATGTAGACGAATAAGCCTCTCTTAGACGCTATAGGAGACTTTCTAGGTGTTGGGTACGGAGTTATATTAGATTCTAGGAAAACCTCTCTAAGGACGTTCTCGATGTCTTGAGGAAGACTATCCTCAGGCTTTATAGAAGCAAATAAGGCTGACACTAGCCAACCTGATTGTTTTTCTTTACTCCAATACTGTACTAATCTCCACTTAGATTTATCTATCTTGTGGATTTCAATGATTTCTTCAGAAGATCTAGGTTGAGTAGAAACTAGTTTAGATACCTCAAGTGTACCTTTATCTAGATTCTCATCATAAGTTCCTGTAATTTGTGTAGGTTGATCGTTAGGTGATACAGGTTTATCTGCACCCAACTTATACATAGCAGTTCTTTTTAAGTCACGAACTCGCTTAGCTCTTAGCTCATTATATACTTCTGGTTGATAGTTGAAACGAATAGCAACTTCTAAAGCTGACTCATCCGTATTTGGATTATCCATGTAGTGTTGGATAATCTGTTTAGAGATTGGCATCATAGGCTGGTAGGTTAAAGTATTAACCCTATGGTTAACAAAGCTATAGCAAATAACCCGCCTTTCAAAACGTTCTTTAAAGTTTTAATTGTTTCTGCTTGAGATCTAACTTTAGTATCTAAGCGAACTATCTCTACTTTAGCGGTATCTAAAGCCTTCTTATAGTTAGGGATAATAGAATCTTTATACAAGGATAACTGTACGCTATCTGTCTTGATAATCTTCTTAAGACTTACTACTCTCTCACGTGCTTGAATTCCTTTTAGGAACTCATCATTCAACTCCTTTAAGGGTAAGCTGTCTACTGATTGTGAGTAGGTATTTTGTGCCGTCAATATCAGGCATAGTGTCAATAGCAATCTGAATTGTGTCATACTTTAGGGTGATTTGTTCGTAACGGAAATACTCTTCGTGCTTTATATGTTCTAGAGAGTCAATCTTTTCAAAGTAGGTATCGTTTTGTTTATCTATAGAATCAATAAAAGATATTACTTGATTAGTATCTTGTTCCTGTACATACTCATACTTAAAAAGTAAGTAAGCAATGATAAAGAAAAAGATAATATTAAGTTTAATCGAGAGGTTTTTCATTATCGTGGTTAAATTTATGCTGGTCTATCTTTGCTAAGATCTGAGATAGTACACTGTTGTTTAGTACTCCTACTGTGTGAGCATTCTTAAGCGCACTAATAAGTTGGAAGACAATAAAAGGAGCACAGAAAGTTTCTGAAAGCCAGAACGTACCTTGGAAACCCTTCTCTACCATTAAAATAGCAGAAAGGATCATAACCCAAGCAAACAAGGTCTGAAGTACTTTAACTGCTTTTCTTGTCTGAAAACCAATCTTCTTAGTACCTGCCCACACACCAAAGAATCCATCTACAAACACAACAGCAACAATCGCTAAGTATTGCTCTGCGTTATCTGCAGTTAGATTTAAAAAATATGTGCCCAAGAAGGCACATACTGTGGTGATAGTTACTAAAAGGGTCTTCATCAATTAAGCGTTGTAAGCAATAATAGATCCTGAAGCAAGTGTTATAGAAGAGATAGTTGTTCCTTTAGCTACGCTAATCTTCATTCCTGGTGCCAAAGTAACTCCTGAAAGACCTAAGCTTGTCATAAGACTAGCTGCGTTCTGATCCAAGATAGCACTAACTACAGCTGATGCGTTAACAACAAAGTACTGAAAAGTACCTGTAACTGGTGATGTGCCTGAGATTACTTTACTGCCGTTCATACCTGCTTCCGCAGTTACGCTAGCGTTGATGCAACAAAGTTGACCTTCGATGTGACGAAGTTTCTTTGATTGCTCTCTGAGAATGTCATGTGTTTCCATAAATATTTATCTTTACGACTGTTAAGTCCGACCTTAGTCCGTATAACAAAAATACTTTAATTAAAAATAAAGTCAAGAAACTAGGGGGACTATTTTCCCCTTAGTCTCTCCTTAGCTCTTTTATTTTCTAGACTTTCCTGTTTAGACTTTATCTTTTCTCTGATAAAATCTTGTGGGTTATTCTGTATTTGGTATCTTTTAATCTCCTTATCTAGATCTGCTGCTTCTGAACTACCCAAAGAAGAAGCAAACTTTCTATTTCTATAGTATGCTCCTACATATGAATATTGTTCTCCTATTGTTTCCATGGTTTTCTCTAGGACTAGTATTTCGGAAATCTTAGCGTCTCTTTCTGCTCTATCTGTTATTATCTCTGAGGGAACTACTGACTTCAACTCTTTCTTTATTGCTGTTACCCTCTCACTCAACTCGTTGTAGCTTCCCATTGGATCTAGTTTAATTCTTCTTTCCTCTGTAAAGTCTAACCTTGGGTTGTACTTAAGAACTGTATAAAGCTTCTTCTCTGGTTGTAGGAACTGACTCATACCCACTTCTGCTCCTGTATAAATCATGAAAGCTGCAAGTAAGTTTGATTTTCCTTCTAATGCTTCAGGAGTACTAAAAGAATCGGGTTTTCCGTTAGTATATCTATAGGTAAAAGAACCTGCAGGATCTAACCAAGTATCCTTATCAAAGAAAGGAGTTAAAGCATCATAAGAAGCTTTAGTTGTACCTCCAATCAAACTCCAACTTATTTGTTTAGCTCTTGCTACTGCATCACTCTCTCCTGGTTGTTTCTGAGGAGTTTGTAGGAGTGATTTGTAAGCCCAGTTTGCAGCTCCTAAAGGACTGAAGGTACTTAACTCATCATGCATACCCTGAAGAATATTACCAATAAACGCCAAGAAAGGACTAGTAGGCTCTTCATCATCATCATCTAAGGACTTAGCAAGTATACCCATAGTAGTAATTAAAGCTTGTTGAACAGCAAGCATAGCTACTAAGTTAGTTGCTGCAGTACGCATTCTAGATTTCTGTTGATCAGTAGTCATCTGGTTAGCCATAGAACTACCTCCCAAAGCTAGCAACTGGACGTAAGACATAACTTCTCTGTTAAATCCTTTCTCTAGGTTACCTGTGTTTAACTGAAGTCTTCTTGCTCCGTACTTATTATTAAATGTGCTAGCTACCCAACGCTTCATACTCATTACCATTCTAGCAATAATGTATCTTTCGTATTGAGCAGATCCTCTCTTATAGTAGTTACCTTGAGATGAAGTAAAGTAGTTAAAGATTCTATCTCTAATTTCTTGCTCTAAGCGATCTATTTTCTCTACTTTAACTCCTGCTTTAAGCTGAAGTTTACCATTTACTTGTTCGTAGGCTTCTGCTAACTTAATAGTTCTTGTTGTTCCTCCCTGTTCTATCTGAACGTTATATTGGTTCATGATAGATTCAAATACAGCAACAGTAGAAATACTTTCTAAGTATCCACGTACTACAAATCCTGCAGTCTCACTAGAAACAAACCTATTCAACATAGTCTGATGGATAGTATCTGCTTTAGCTCCAGGTTGTGCTTGTGGCATAGCATTAAAATGCATCAATAAATCTGCGTAGTAAGAAACATTTCCTCCTCCTCTGTACACTTCAAACATCTTATCTGATTGTTTGATACCTCTCCACATACCCTGAATGAACTCTGCTCTAGTTACACCTGCTAGGTTATTGTTTATTCCTGCATTCCATAAGTTGATTGCGAAGTTCTTTATAGATGCGATTACGTTAAACTGTAAGGCTTTACGTTGACCTACAGATAAGAACTTGTTTAAAGGACGACTAATAAGTTTTACATACTTATTGTTACCCATAGAACTAATTTCTTCTCCGTAGAAGTTCTTAGAGATTTCGAAGTCTACTGTAGATAAAGTACTTTCTGCTGATTTGTTTCTCTCTAATGCGTCTCTTGTGCTGAACACAGTAGGCATAATCTTCTGCATGGCTGCAAAGTGGGAAGAGTAAACACCAAACTTAGCAATGTTACCTAGAATATTATAAGATACTTGGTTAGTGTTTAAAGGAGTCTTATAACGACTACGAATCAATTGTACCTTTCTTCCACTAATAACCTCTACCTCTGAGTCATCTAATCTTTCGTACTCAGCAGATCCTATGTTAGGTGCAAATGTTAACTTAAACAACTCATAGATTCCTGAGAATGTATCTAGAGGCTTTCTTAAAGCAGTAGATAAAGTTTCAAATGCTGTCTTGTTTTCGTTTACAATAGCATACCCTACACGTTGACTCTTAGGCAACTCTTTCTGTACGTCTTCATGTAAAGCAATAATATCATCTAAGATAGCTTTCTCTTGTGCAGGTAAGCTAGAATACTCTGGGTTAGAGTATTTACCATCTTGAGTTTCTCTAGGTCTAGGTTCTGTAGTAAAACGATAATCTTTGTTCTTGAAAGTCTCATCAATTACAGGAATAGCCCACTGAAAAGAAGGAGATTCTTCTATTATATTTCTAGGATCTTTAGGTACTACCTGAGTCCAAATATAAGAAGGTCTTTCTTTTGTAGTTGTTACTGTATCTCCGTTTACGATTCTAGTTTCTTCTGTAACGATGTGATTGTCCTTATACCATTGGGTTGCTCTAAACCTATCTTCTATCTCTTCCTCAATCATTGCTTGTTTAACATCTTCTACTGTTGTAAAAGTATTCATTAACTGTGC